CAATGTAATCCTTCCGATAGGTAAATGGGAAAATATACGAGTAGAAGAAGGTGCGTTGAAAGCGGATGCCGTATTTGACATGGAAGATGAGTTTGCAGCATCGATCTCTCGGAAGGTAGATAAGGGGATGATCAATATGTGTTCCATCGGATTTGAAGTTACTGAAGAAAGCGATAGTCCGGAACACATATCAATAGGACAGAGTCGCAAGACAGTAGCTAAATGTAAATTAAGAGAGGCAAGTATTACCGATATAGGGTCTAATTACAATGCAATCTCTCTATATTCTAAAGAAGGTAAAGTGATAGAATTAACAGAGGGAGGAGAATGTCCGATAGGTTTATTGAAAGACAGTTTAAATAAAAACAATAATAACGAAAAATTTGATAACATGAAAATGATTGCATTAAAACTTGGATTGCCAGACACGGCGACCGAGGCACAAATGATTGCAGAAATTGATAAGCTTTTAAAAGTAAAAGAAGAGCTTACTGCAAAAGAAAACACAATTAAAACTTTACAGGAAAATGCAAAAGAAGCAGAAAGAAAATCCATACAAGATATGGTAAATGCTGCAGTTGGCTGCAAAAAATTAACAGCTGATAAAGTTGCCCATTTTGTTTCTCTTGGAGAGACGATAGGGATTGAAAAGCTAAAAGCGACTTTAGATGCTATTACACCTGCTGTAAAGCCAAGTTCTTTTATCGGTGCGTCTTCCGGGTCAGACGGCAAACAAAAAAAATACAGTGAACTCAGCAGCGATGAGCTGATTCATTTGCGAAACAACGACACAAAAGTCTACATTGCCTTATACAAAGAAGAGTTTGGTTTTGAGCCTGTATTGGATTAAGTAAAAAGAAGAATTAAAAGAAGAATTAAAAAAAGTATTTAACAATTCATAAAGAAGAGAAATGAAAAAGTTAGTTTTAATGATGATTGTAGTTTTAGTAAACTGCTTTGCCGGGGCAACCATTGCTCCAATGGTTGATTTAAGTCCGGTAGTTGGAGCCATAGGGCTTAATGGAATTAGTGTTTTGTTTGGAAAATTAACCCCAAGTGGAACATTAGGAGCAGGAGTCTACGCGGAAGCTTGGACGGGGTTTATGACAAAAGCATTCCGAAGCTCTGCGGAGTCTATAGGATGGTATAATAAGATTAAGAGTTTTGATCAGTACGCTGAAAATGATGTTATACACTTTATTAATATAGGTGGAGACCCTACGGTACTTATCAACAACACAACGTATCCACTCGATGTACAAACATTAACAGATACAGATAAGCCAATCGCGCTTGACAAATATCAAACGTTGCCTACGGCAATTACCGACGATGAGTTATATGCTATATCCTATGACAAGATGGCAAGTGTTATAGAACGTCACAGAGATGCTATTAGTGAAAAGATATTTGCCAAAGCCATTCATGCTATTGCACCTGCAGAAAACACGACCGCTACACCGGTGATATTAACGTCAGGAGATGCAGTAGATGCCGGAACGCGTAAGGCTATAACAAGAGCTGATATTATTGCCATGAAAAAGAAATTTGACGTAGCAAAAGTACCTGTTACAGGACGCATGTTAGTTTTATGCAGCGACCATGTAAATGACCTGTTGAATACGGATCAGAAATTTGCAGATCAATATTACAACTATACATCCGGAAAGATAGCTAATATGTATTCCTTTGAGGTATATGAATACGGTGAAAATCCATATTATAACACTTCCACGTTAGATAAAATAGCATGGGCGGCCAGCACATCGGGACATTTGCAAGCATCTGTAGCCTTTTATGCACCTCGAATGATGAGAGCTAACGGAAGCACAAAAACATATTTATCTGAAGCGAAATCCGATCCAACAAACCAGCAAAACTTGGTGAATTTTAGGCATTACAATATTTGCTTACCTCTTAAAAACGAGGCAATAGGGGCTATTGTGAGTGATGCTGTAGTTGTTCCAACAATTTTAACCGACGAGGCCATTGAGTTTGTGGTAGCCGGTGCGACAACAAATCGTAGTGTAGATACCGGTGGCTTAGCATGGACAATCGCGACAGCTAACGACTGGTTAACGGTAAGCAAAGTAAGCGGTAAAGCACGTTGTGTGTGCGCTGCAAATGCGACATCGGGAGAGAGAACAGGAAAATATACTATTTCGTTAGTAGACTATCCTGAAGTTACAAAAGATGTGACCATTACTCAAGCCGGCTCTTAATTGAACAATTTTAACGATGGTGAATAAAAATTGATGTATGAGACTGATTAAAGAAATAATAATACACTGTACCGCAACTGTAGAAGGGAAGATGGTGAGAGTTTCCGACGTTGATAGCTGGCATAAGGCGAAAGGTTGGAATGGTATAGGATATCATTATTTAATCGGTCTCTGCGGCGAGGTTTGGCAGGGGAGAAAAATTGAGATAGCCGGTGCCCATTGTACTGGTCATAATCAGCACTCTATTGGCATATGCTATGTGGGTGGATTAGACAAGGCATTGCGACCGAAGGACACCCGCACTCCCCTGCAGACTGCCGCATTACAACAATTGATTAAAGAGTTAAAATTTAAATACACAAATGTGAGCGTACACGGGCACCGGGAGTTTGCTAATAAAGCCTGTCCGTGTTTTGATGTAAAGGAGTTGGAGGTTTAGATGGAAATAATTAGTTTAATTTTAAATGTAATTTTTGGAGGCACTTTAATAGGAGCACTTGTAACGCTTGTAACGCTTAAATCACAGGCGCGAAAATCAAAAGCAGAGGCAGAAGCTAAGATATTAGAAAATTGGCAAACATACATTGGCAATCCACTCAAAAAAGAAATAAAAAGTTTAAGAAATGAAGTATCAAAATTTCGCAAAGCGATTGATAAAATATCCGGTTGTATATATGCTGACGATTGTCCTGTTCGCAACGAGCTGCAAAACACAGCAGGCGACACAACAGACAATCAGCCGTGATAACAGCAGCACAGTAGCCGGCTACACCAGGGAACGAGACAGTATATATGTGTATGAAAATAATGTTGTATATGTTAAAGGGGACACTGTGTATGTTGTGAATTACAAGGCCGAGTTTCGAAATCGTTTTATATCCGATACGCTTAAGCTAACCGATACCGTAAAGCTTGAAAATACATTACTTCAAACAAAAACAAAATATGAGAACCGATTAAACGGCTTTCAGAAGTTTCAAATAAAGGGCTTTTGGATATTGCTTGTGCTGTTTATTCTAATAGTTGCAATTAAGATTCTATATAAAATATACATAAAAAGGTAAGGATTATGGCAAAAAAAACACAGGAACCGGTAAACGGCGACGATATAAAGATTAGCGGTGGCATGTTCCAGACACCGGACGGTTCACGGTTCAATACGTATAAAAAAGCAGTGAACTATCTTACGGAGCAAAAGAAAAAACAAGTATTAATTAATAATAATTCAAAAGATGAATGATATAGAATTTGTAAAAGGCAATGGAGGCATGGGAAGGCAATCCGCCAATGAAGATCCCATTAGTGGTTTGCTGATGAGATTACCCGGATTGACAACGACAAACCTTGCAGCAAACGGATTTGATGTTGTATCGGTAGGAGAAAAAACATTGTACATCGCTACGCTTAAATATTTCGAGCAATTAGAGGCGCTTGGAATCGTAGAAAGTAATATGTCTTCAGCTGTATTAAAGACAAAAACCCTCGATGAATATAAGGACATGGCAGCTATGAACGCGATAGTATATCACGTCGCAGAATTTTTCAAAAAAAGTGATGCCGGAACACTATATTTAGGGATAAAAGTAGATGCTGAAGAGATAGTAAAAGCAGAAGTAAAACAGATGCAATACTATAGTGGAGGAAAGCTTCGCAGACTTGGTATATTTACAAAGTCGCTTACCAACATTGCAGATTATCAAACTGCAGTATTCGGAGGCGAGGATGTGGGATTAGAAGAGCAGCATCAACCGTTATCAATTTTTGTAACCTATTGCGGACAATTGGATAATGCAACAGCAATCAGTGCTGAGACCGGAACTGTAACGATAACGAGTACAGTTACGCCTGAAACCATATCGGCTCTAAAGGGTGTAAGCAACCAGGTATTAGCCGGGCGAAGAAACGTAAGTATTTTGGTTGGTTGTGATTTAGATGTGTCTTTGATTGAAAAATTAGGCATATTTGCTTATTACGGTGCAATAGGGACAATGCTCGGATGCTCATCCTTTGCTTCAGTAAACGAATCTATAGCTTGGGTTGGAAAATTCCCATTGGGTATAAAGATGCCTGGTTTTATTACCGGTGATTTATTGGGAGACGTAACAGCTGCAGATATAGAGCTTATTAATGACAATCGTTATATTTTCATAAGGGTACATGTTGGTGATGCAAATAACTATTTTAATGATAGTTTTACATTAGATGTTGCTACAAGTGATTATGCCTATATAGAAAATGTATTAACAATAGATAAAGCCATTCGTGGCATACGTGCCAACTTATTGCCATATTTAAACAGTCCGTTGAGGGTCGATGCTGAAACCGGTAAATTAGCGGCTTCTATCGTTTCTTATTTGGAAACCGTTGCCGGACGAGCTTTGGAAGACATGGAAAAAGTTGACGAACTCAGCGGATACTCAGTTGAAATCGATCCCGATCAAAACATTCTTTCGAGCTCTCAACTTGAGATAGTAATAAAACAAGTGGGAGTTGGAGTTATGCGTAAAGTAAGAGTAAAAATTGGATATGTAACATCAATTAAATAGGAGGAATAAAACATGAATGGAATACCATTAATTAACGGACAAGAATACAGTTGGGGGGACATACAATGCATTATAGCCGGAGTTGTTTTAGTTGGCATTAAGGGCATAGAATATTCTGATGAGCAAGAAATGGAAGAGATATACGGTGCCGGTAATCGCCCGGTGGCAAGAGGTTACGGGCGAATAAGCTGTACAGGAAAAATTACTCTATCAGAGAAAGAAGCAAGGGCAATACAATCTTCAGCTTTAGATGGACGCCTTCAGAGTATTGCACCATTTGACATCGTTGTATCATACATTCCTACAAATGGTAACAAAATATTACATGATAAGCTACGTAACTGCCAATTTAAAAAGAACAGCAGGGCGTGGAATGAAGGTGATATTAGTCAAGAGGTTGAATTAGACCTTATGGTTAGTCATATAGAATGGGGTAAATAACAAAAAAAACACGTATAATGGAAAAACACGAAAAATATACAGGTGAAGTTGATAATAATCAGGTACAGACATGGAAAAATATACACGGTGATGTGTTTGCTGTTACTGTCGAGAATTCAATATGTTATTTGAAAAAACCCGACAGACAAACATTTCGGGCTATAACAAGTGTAGGACAGAGTGACCCGATACGTGGCAATGAGATATTGCTTGACAACTGCTGGCTTGGAGGCGATGAGAGCATAAAAACCAACGATGAAAAGTTTTTTGCCGTATCAGGACAATTGGCGAAAATTATTGAAATAAAACAATCTGACTTAAAAAAGCTCTAACGTCCGCCAAGCGTGTGGTAGATAAAAACGGTCTTGTACAAGTAGATTATTCATTACGATATTACTTACATATAGAACCTGATGCTTTGTCGGACGATGAGTGGGCGGTAGCAATAAAAGCACTTGAGTGGCTGCGTAAAAACGAGGCAAAAACTACTAAGGCGATGCGTGAGTTATTATAATCTATATACTTGTTTTATTTTTTTACAATAAATATAAATTAACGTGGACGGAAATAATGTTGTTCAATATATAATAAATGTAAGCGGGAACGCCGCAGGGAACATACAGGAGCTGGCTGATAAAGTTTCTGAAAGCACCGTTCGTGTAAATAATTTTACATCAAACATACAGCGAATAAGGGATGTTGGATTAGCTTTTGAAGCGGTACAAAGTGCAGTTGGGAGGCTTACCGGAGTTTTGTCCTCATGCAAGCAGGCATATATGGAAGAAAGCGTTGAAACGACAAAGCTTACACAGCTTATGCGAATCAATATGGGAGCCACAGACGAACAAATACGTTCGATTACCGATTTAGCTTCAGCTCAGCAAAAATTAGGAGTTATAGGAGATGAAATTCAGCTATCCGGAGCACAAGAATTAAGCACATACCTAACCAAAACATCAAGTTTGAAGAAGTTGATGCCTGCGATGAATGATATGTTGGCGCAACAATATGGGCTTAATGCCAGCCAAGAGCAAGCTGTAACAGTAGCTCAGATGATGGGTAAGGTTTTGGATGGTCAGGTTGGAGCTTTGTCAAGGTATGGTTATCGTTTCGATGAGGCGCAGGAAAAGGTATTGAAGTTTGGCACAGAAGAAGAGCGAGTGGCTATGCTGTCCGGAATAGTAGAGCAATATGTTGGAGGAGTTAACGAGGCACTCGCCGGCACTCCTGAAGGAGCCATGAAACAAGCTGCAAATAACGTTGGGGATTTACAAGAAAAAATAGGGAAATTATGGGTTGAGATACAGTCGAGTTTATTGCCGGTAGTAGAAAAAGCAATGAGTGTTGCAGGGTCGGTAATCAATTTTTTCGAACAACATAAAGTTTTGTTTGGGGCTTTAGTAGCAGCTATTGCTGCGATTGTGCTTGTAATAAAAGGATGGATTGTCGTACAAGGTATTATAAATACTTTAATGATGATGAGCGGCATACCACTTATTGTAGCCGGCATTGTAGCTCTGATAGCGATTATTGTGTTTTTATGCATGAAAATTAAAGGCTGGGGTACACTGTGGGAAGGTGTTGTTGGCTTTATTACCAATATCACAAAAGCCTTTGTTGCGTCAATAGAGCTGTATTTTAGTGCAATTGTTAATGGTATTATGATAGCTATCGACAAAATAAAATTGGGATGGTACAAGTTTAAAGAAGCAGTTGGGATTGGAGACAGCAAAGAGAATCAAAAAATGATATCCCAAATTAATAACGATGTTGAAAATCGAAAGGAAGCTTTAGTGGAAGGGGCGAAAAAAGTGGCCGAATATTCAAAAGCGGCATCGAAGTCGTTTGATAAAGTAAGCTTAAGTTGGGATAAGTCGATAACCGTAAAAGGAACGGTAGACAAATTAAAGGCACAGTTAGGAATTACGGATAACACCACTGAAACAAATAATGATTTTTCACAAGATTTATCTTCAGCATCAACTACGATTGCAGGCGGTGGAAAATCAGTAAAAAATTACAATATTGTAATTAACGATGGTTTGGTGAACGGTGTACAAAATTATTTTAATGACAGCAGTGAAAATCCTGCAACGGCAGGAGATTTTATGAAACAATTCGCTAATGGATTATTGGCAATGTTAAACGATATGCAAACAACATAGACATGAGTAAGGTATTAATATATTCGGCGGCAAATTTAGCCAACACAGGTAGGATGGTCGGGGTAAACTTAGGTTTACATGAAGCAAAGAAAGCCTTGCTTAAAGGAGACTTATCTTCTCCTATAGTTGTATATACTAAGCAGGATGAATTAAAAACAACAACCGGCAATATAAGTAATGAGATACATGTAAAAACAGACAACGGGGATACAATTACTTTTATTGATGCCAAAGTTGATGTAAAAAAGGAGATGGAGATAAAAGAGGAAAGGCTTATAAATCGAAAAGGTTCAGTAAAGGAATTAATACAAGAAAAAGATTACACTGTAAAGATAAGCGGGACACTATCTACGGAAGATGTTAATAAATTTCCCTACGAAGAGCTTAAGCTGTTGAATACAATATTGTCGTCCGCCAAAAGCTTAAGCGTAGCCGGTGCTTATTTGGATATATTTGATATTACGAAATTGGTTCTGAAGAGCGCCGATTTTAATCAAAGCAATTGGAAATATTTTAATAATTTCCCATTTTCTTTGAATTTGGTAAGTGATGACGATTATGATTTTTTAATAGAATAAATTAAAAAGGCTCAGCGATGCGAACAATAAAATCTTCATTATTTTTTACAAAGGCGACTGTGAAATCTTCGCCTGATTCTACTATTTCCCATTGCCCGCAGGCTGATGAAGATCGTGATTTTTTAACAAATCTAACCGTTAAATCTTCTCCGCCCTGTCCATCTTCTAAAACACGCACTCTAAAGGTAGGACTTGATGCGTCGTTGGTGATTTTAACCTTTGCGTTCATGCTGTATCCTTTAATCATACAATCTTTCGGCACTTTATCTGAATCGAAAAATGGAGGCTTTGTTGGTTTTGGTATATCTTGCGCATTTATTGTTGCAATGCAAGACATAGTAAATATTATAAATAAAAACTTTTTCATTGTATGTTAAAATTAGAATGCCATATTAATATTATAAGCAAAGATAATGCCAGTATTACATTGGACTATTGTAATAGTATTGAGGTTAAGACATCGACTAAAAATTTAACAGATACGGCAGTTGTTTGTATACCTCGCAAAATAAGTTGGAAGAATAAGCAACTTACAGATTACATAAATAGAGGCGATAAAATAGAATTAAAATTTGGATACGCAGAATATGGTATTAAAACAATGTTTAAGGGGTACGTAAAAAGCATTGAAAACAACTTTCCAATAAAAATTGAATGCGAAAACGAAATGTATTTATTTAAAAAAATAAATGTAGAGCCAAAGGTTTACGATTTCTTTGACTTGCAAAGTTTTTTAAATGAATACATACAAGACATAAAAGTTGAATATATTGGCGACGCGCCGGCATTTGGTAAGTTTACTATAGCTAACGAAATGACATTGAGTGAAGCTTTAGATAAGATCATGGAAGCGTTTCCTTATATAAGTGGATATTTTCAAAATGATAAATTTATATGTCAATTGGCGTCAGTTGCCAGCATTGGGAGAGAAACTATCACTGTAGATCCTGAGCGTAATATTATAAGTGATTCACTAACCTATATTAGAGAAGAAGACATTAAAATAGGTGTGAAAGCTATTTGCATAAAACCGGATAACAGCCGATTGGTGGCTTACTATCCGGATAGTGCATTTGGAACTGCAAGCGGAGGGGGAGACAAAACCATTAAAACGGGTTACGAATTAAGGACGCAATATTGTACAACAGCTACAGACCTTAATGTTTTACGGGAATGGGCACAAGAACGTGCCAAGATGCTTATACAAGAGCGCATGGAGGGGAGTATAACTATGTTTGGGATACCATTGGTTTGGAAGGGAGATAATATTACTTTTAACGATAATTATAGAAAGGAACGAACAGGTAAGCGGTTTTTTGTTGAAAGCGTAGATTATAAATTTAGTAATGCCGGAATAAGGCAAAATGTTACACTTGGGTTTAGAATGTTATAGTTATGGGCGGAGAAGAGAGAAAATGTACTGAGCTATTAAGAAGAGTAGTTGGGACGAAAGGTTTTGACACTTGGATCTGCGTAGTTACCGCTGTTGGCGAAGCCTGCTGTGACGTTGAACGAATATTTGACAAACTAAAGATTAAGAATGTAAGGCTTAACGCTACAGTTAAAGACAACGAAGGATTAATTATTTACCCTGCTAAAAACAGCTACGTGTTGGTTACTAACATTGATAATGATAAGTATTTTGTATCTCAATTTTCACAAATTGAAAAAATAACAATAGATGTTAATTCTAATATAGTTATCAATGGAGGAAAGAATGAAGGATTAGTTAAAATTAAAGAGTTAACAAATAAACTAAACGAGTTAAAAACGACATTAAATGATTTAATATCTGCCTATAATTCGCACACTCATTCGGTAAGTACTACCGGCACTGCAGCAGCACAAACAGGCACTGCAGCAGCGATTGTTAGTAAGGCACTTCAGGCAGCAAGCTTTAACAAATCAGATTACGAAAACACTAAAATCAAACATTAATGAAAGGAATATTAATTGACGATAGTGGGAATTTACAAGTCGTAAATGGCGCATTGCAAATAGGTGACAGAGCGATACAGGATGCCATTTTGTTAATTGGAGGGTTTACGGGAGAGCTTAAGGGCGCACCATTATTAGGAGGCAATGCTAAAAAAATGATTAATGGAGTTATTGATCCGTTTTGGGCAGGAAATGTTAAATCGCAATTAAAGTCAATTAATATTATTGCTAAAGAATTAGGGATAAGTGAAGATGGTGTTTATGTAATTATAAATAATTAAACTGATAATGAATTACTATTATAAAAGCGAGTTTGAGTTATTAGAATCATTCTTGGATGCTGCCGGTGATCCGGTAGATATTACCAATATAGATATTGAGATTGTATATTATACACCCGGCTGGGTATATCCGGTGTCGATATTGATAGCATTAGGGCTTTTATTTCTTATTTATTTACTGTTGAAACGATATAAAATTTTATAATGTCAAAAATACACTATAAGAGCGATTTCACTATAAGTGAAACGTTTAGAGATGCTGCCGGTAACATCGTGTTGCCCGGCATGCTCGAATTCGAAATAGTGTATCGTACGACCGGTTGGGAAAAATACATCGTATCACACCGTAATGGAACTGACGTAAATTGTGTGATATATAATGATGTGTTGACTGTTATTTTTCAAAGTCACAAGTTGCAACCAGGAAAGCTCTCACGCGAACTTCATCTATACAATCAAAATTTACTGTTTGAAAATGGCATTGAACATGTTGTATTTTACTCAGAGCCGGATGTATATTTAACTAATAAGGAATCCGATGAGGCCACGACCGTATCTGACGAAATTTTAGCAAACTTGCTTCTTGTACACGCACCAGGAGGCGGAATAAACTACGATGCTGTTAGATTAGTATACTTCACTATTGCGTCGCAAACCCAGACGTTACAGCGATGGTTAGAGCTATTTAAAATTGATTCAAACAATAATTTAACGGCACATAGTTCCTTTTCGGAAGAAATCCAAGAGATTAATAATAATTTAAATGACTTAACAAATTATACAAGGTTATTAAATAACCATCTTTTGAGTATCAAAAATGAAACTCTTATAGAGTTGCTATATAATGGCGTAAATGGTTACGGATTAACAAAATACAACTTTTCCGATACATATAAAACGTATCTCGACAACGTGCTGTTTGGAAGGATTCAGTATTTGACATCGCTTCCGGAACACAGACATTATCGAAATACGATATTGTCTAAAACTGCCCGAGTCGCTATTCCGGCAGAGCACACTACTTATGAATTACCCGACACCGATTTTGCTGACACTTTTACATGTTCGATAGAAGTCGACACCACACTGCAATTGCCAGATATTCCGTTGGGAATGTCGTATGAGCTAAACGTTTTTAATTTTTCTCAAAGCGATATTACGGTTACATTTACGAGTCAATACGCTGAACAGATATTTAACTCTTCAGTGGTCTTAGCAGCATCTTCAATGACGCATCTTATTGTAAAAAGATTTAACTATTATCTTGAATGGGACGGCCAATCAAGTGATGACTACATTTCCATGTTATTTATTGTAAATTATGCAGCGATTACAGACCCTGCTCTTCCTCAGTCGGTGTCGTTAATGTCTAAATTACCCGACAAACCAGAGCTGCCTAAGCAGGAACCCGAACCCGAACCCGAGCCGGAACCTCCTTGTCCTTATTATTTCAACCCTGCCGAATATCAGGGCAGTATTGATTTCGCAAATCGAAAATGGATTACTCAGCAAGCCTGGGGTATATGTCATCCCAATAAGACTAATTCTTACTACAGCAACGATGCAGTGTTTGTCGATGATGACGGTTATATGCATCTACATGTTTTTGATCAGCATAAAAAATTAACAATTTGGGATTCAGATAAAAATAAAAACGTAGAAGTTCACCCGCGGTTTGGCATTGGACTTGTTACGTGTTGCGATGTATTCACATATGGAAAATTCACATTTGTGGCAAAACTTCCCCGGGGCCCGCGTTTATGGCCGTCTATCTGGCTGTATGATGCGGACACATGGCCTCCCGAGTTA